TGAATCAATGCTTTTCAAAAGGTTTTTTGACTCAGCCAAAATCATTTGGTTTTGACTAACCCAATTAGTTTGGGCATTAATATCAGTACGCATTTCCTGTAAAACGGTATAAATACCATCACCAGAAGCATCAACATGCCTCGTTAATTCAGCTAAATCTCTAGCTATAGAGCCAGTCTGCATATCAATAGCAGTTTTTGTATAAGAAGCCTGACGGGCACCTTTTAATATTGCATCGTAAACAATACCCAAATCTTTATGGATATCCTTTAACTCAGTAGTAAAAGCTGTTGGATGCAAAATGTGAGGATTAGACGCTTGCAAAGAATCAGGGTCTGGGTTCTCAGGGTCTGGGTTCTCAGGGTCTGGGTTCTCAGGGTCTGGGTCAGTTCCGCCAGAGTCTTGGCATTTGTTCACATCAGTAGCGTGATAGGCCATTTTTACATAACAAACAGGATTCGCAGGGTCACCAGTAGCACAAAACCAGTCGACGCCATACCATGAAAATTTTTTAGAGTCACATTGCGAATTGTAGAAAGCAGTAGATTCAGACTCAGCATTGGAACCTAGAAATTCATAAGATAAGGGCAAATCAGGCGTAGCTGGAGGGGTATAAGCAAAAACATTAGCAGTAAAAGCTAAAAAAATAAGCGACGAGTACAGTCGATTAAAACGAGCAAGACAAGTAGCCATATCAAATCCATTAGAGTGATAAGCATAAAACCTCAAAGTGGGGCGAACCCCACGACTTGAAACGGTTATTAACCAAAAAACGCAGCTTTAGCCCATTTAAAAACAACAGCCAAAGCAGCAAGACCAAGCATCACGCCACCAACCTTGGTAATAACAGCAGTACCGTCCGCACTAACAACACTTGTGGCGGTATCAATATCAATAGCGGCCATGGCAGATGGTGCAGCAATAGCAACACCAACAGTGGCAGCAACAACAAGCAAAGTACGTAATTTAATCATGAGTAGAACTCCATTTTATTAAAAGCCGAATTGGCGACGAGCGAGTTTAAAAACAAAAACTAGCGCATAGAGTGATGCGCAAGCACTAAACAAAAGCCCAACCTCAGTGGCCGAAAGCTGTCCTTCTAAATCCCTCGATTCAACCAAATAAAATCCATCACATGGCTGAGTGGAGCTAACTAATAGAGAATTGTCGGGCTGCTGAACAACGCATAAGGTCATGATTTTGAATTCCTAGTAACTAGAGGATGACTTTTCAGTTTTTGGCTTAGAGTCAACTTGAGTTAACGGAAGCAACTTAAAGTTATATGGATTGAATTTAAGTTGACCACGACCATAATAATTTTCGACTTCAAACGAATCATCATGAATCGTATATTCTCCCGCTGGATAAGCCTCTAATAACGAATTATGAGTAACAGTTAATTGAATTAACTGGCGACCTTTTTTTAAATAAACTTTTTGGTCATAAACCTGTCTATCAGGCTTGCTGTCCTTGCCTTTAATAACGCGCATTTCACAAGCAACTTCATCAGGGAAAATTTCAAAAGTAAGCATAATATTGTCTCCATTAAGCAACAGATAAGTGACGTGGCATTTGATACCAAGACGGAATTTGAACGGGTACGGGTTTTATTTCGCGTGTAGCAGTGACATAAATTGGACTAAATTTGGCGATGTTACAGCGCTGGGCAATGTCTATACCGATTTTACGCAGACGGGCCCTATGCGACTTAACCTGTGATTTACCAAAATCAAAGGTATGGCCATGCATCCACTGAACAGCATAAATGGCAGTCGTATTGGCAGCGCGTGTAGTTTCAACGATACCGAGTGTTAATAGGCGTTCAGAGATAGATTCGAAATCCATGGCGGTTACCTGCAATTTTTTATCAACGTTTAAAAATTCATCGTGTAGTTGGTTTAAGCGGGATAAATCAGACATACCCCAATAGCAAAAGTCATTTTTTTGTAAATAGCGTGATTTTAATTTCTGTTCAAAACGAACAATTCCAAGTGAGCGGCAATAATCAGCAAGTGATTTTAAATAAAGATAATTTTCAGATTCTGCCCCAAAGGCATTTTTAAACTTAGGCATAGCATGTAATTCTATTTCATTGGCCTTATCGTAAACCGTAGGATAAATAAGGGACGCATTACCTTTGGGCGACAACCAATCAACAGATTTACCATTACTATGTAAACGTGGAACAGAATGGCGATAACGCTGAGTTGATAAACCCGCTAAATAATCGTCAACATTTCCAGCACCAACAGAAATATTTTGCGTGATATGAATTTCTTTAATGATGGCACCGTTAGATGTCCATTTTTGACGAGTGGCGTCAGGTGTTTGGCAAGGTAATAAACGAGTGCAGCGAGTGAACTCAGGAAGATTAAGCTGGCGACAAATTGAGTTATAAACCGAAACGCACGAATCAACAGTAGGTAAACCAAAAAGATTATCCAGACGATCCCATCGTGATGGATTGCCCGAAAATTTCAAAACTGAACCGCGAATCTGAACCAATATAGTGTCACAAAAACTGCCCTTGTGGAGAAAAGGGGCTTGGTTGATAGAACTGCTCTCCCCTGTCTCGATACGAATACGCTGATAGCCCACATCCGCTAAGAATGGTAAATCAAAGCCAAAATCCTGTTCTATCGTTAACCAATCAAAAAACATAGGTAAGCATCCATACAACGCAATGGTGCAAATATACAACCATGAAAGCAGGTATGCAACTGAATGGTGTAAAGTAAGCAGATATGAATCACAAGGTGATGAAAATGACGCACATAGGCGACAATATTAAGCGCATACGGAAAGAGTCAGGGATTAGTCAACAAGAACTAGCTGAAAGATGTGAAGTATCAAAATCACAGATTTCAAGAATGGAAAGTGGCGAACAAACAAACCCTCAAATACAAACTGTTGTGGCTATAGCGACAGCATTAAGCGCATCACTGGACGAGATCGTATTTGGTGAATCACCAGAAACAATGACATATATGTCAAAAGCTATAGATGAGTTGCCAGAAAACGACAGAGCAACGTTAAAGAAGTTGATCAGAGGGTGGATGCTAATAAGCCACACTGAAAAATTAGAAAAAGAAAAGTAGGAGTACGCAGGGAAAAGTACGGGTAACCATACCAAAGTTCGGGTGTCACTAGAACCCGAACCGCTTCGCGGCAATAAATTGCTATAAGTAAATTTTGTCTTCGACCGTTAGGCTAAAAACGCGCTGGAAGTAAGGCGAAAAGAAAAAAGCGGCTTGGCAGGACGGAAAACCACGGGGGGAAAGCGCCCCGCTTACAAGCGTAACGCTCCGCTAGCATCAAACCTACGGTTTAATAATCCCTTTTCCAACCCAATCAGTTTGACCATCAGGCTGCACAGAAACCTTCCTATAACGAGCTATAAGAGCCTTAACATCATCTAAGCAACCAAGAGGAACCCTGACCATCTGAGTGGGTTCAGATTTAGGGCGTCCCGCTCCTAGGCGAACGCCTCCGCGGATAGAATCATTTTGCATCCTGAGAAGCCTCTGAATAGAAGTCATCAAATGAGTCCACAACCTCCTCATAAGAATCAAAACCGTTAACCCAATCAAGAACATAGGTAACTTCTGGCTGATTGAAACAAGCAACTGCAGGACAGAACCAAACGGTGCCAGATTCAAGCTTTGCAATGACTTCAATAATGGGCAAAGAATCGGGAATTGTGAAAATGTAATTGCGTAAATTCTGGATAAAATCATCAATTTCAACATACATGGTTATCATTTTTAATCCCTTACCGGTTGATTACTGTCTACGTGAATCATTATATCAAATATTTGATTGTTGTAAACATAAATCAAACGAAAAAAGAAAATATTTGTATACAGAAATCAAAAAAAAGGTATGTCATTTTTAACGTGAAAAATGACATACCTTCGCACAATGAAGATTATATTAAACTCGCCTGTGGCGTCCCTCGATGCTGCGCATTGTATCGAGGGCAGCAGTTAAACATGAATCTACGGTCACATTGTGCGCAGCTTTACTTGCAAAAGGATTTATCTCGATAAGACGGCTTACGTTTGCATAAAGGTTTAGACAAAGACTGTAAAGCGTCCAGCTTAGCACCATAGCCGCGTTCAAATTCACTGTATTCAATAGTACCGTACTTATAGGGATTAGAAGCGTAACCAGACGCTAGGAGGCCTTGACGATAAAATTCAAGAGTTAACATAAGTATTTCCTAAAGATTAATGGTCGGGGGCGCTTCGCTTGTCCCCCCTCCCAAGCTACGAAGCAGCCATTAATTCATTTTGACGTTCATCAGGCTTGTAGGGCTTGATAAGAGGATTGCATGTAACGAACGTAGTAAAGTCATGGAAAGTTAATCTAACCAAACAATCATTAATAGCTTGCTGCTTAAAGCCAATAGCAGCTGGTTCAAACAGTTCACCTGTTTCACTTTTTATAAAAGAATAATCATAAGAAACTAAACCATTCTGATGTTTTATATATTGTGAACCTGAAATAAAAACTCCATCAATTGACTTTGTAACAAATTCAACTAAAACATCATTTTCTTTATCACTTAATAAAGTTGATGATGTGGGTTTAATAGAAACCTTAGAGGCTGGCTTTACTACTGAATCAATAGTTTTAACAGCAGGCAAATCAGAACTTGGTGAGGCGAATAATTTAGAAGATAGTAAAGAAAATATTAAACCAACAATTATCGTCAAGATGATAATTGAATAATAAAAAATCTTAGGCATTTTAAACTTATGAGTATGCATTTCAGCACTAAAATAAGAACCATAGAAATTAGACGGACGCTTAACTAATGAGTTTTGAGTGGCTTTTAAATCGAAATAATTATCAGCGTCAAAGCTCTTGGAATGTTCATAACGAGTTACCCTGCTACCTCCAAAGGGATTGTGATAATGCACATGATTATTAACTAATTTGCGAACGTTACTATCTAAAAGCATTCTATCTTGAGTAATCAAATAAACATCATAACCATTGTGCCTGTGTGTCTCAAATTTCGATATATGAATAGGAACATTAGCGCCCAAAGCTCTAGGCGGGAAAAACTGTTGACATTCGTCAATTAAAATTTTGCTGGTTTTTGGTAGTAAATGCCAATCTCTGGCATTTTCAAAATGGATAAAATGCAAATTAAATTGAACTAAATATTCAAATGTTAAAATCTCAGCAGGCATATTAGAAATAAATTCTTCCATGCGCAAAAGCTGATTCTTTGTGTATAGCTTGCGTACCCAAAAAAGCCAAGTATCTAAATGATTAGCTGCATCGAAATAGCTTTCTAGCCAAGGCACATCGGATAATGAAACAAATTCATCATCCGCATGGACTCTTTTAATAATCTTGTCTAAACGCTTTCTAGCGCCCTTATTTTTTAACTTTAATAAATAATTACCGTAAAACCAGCCAGAAAAGCTACTAGCTACGCGGTAATCCAACATTAACAAACGAATATTGGTGTAATAAATTGGACGGTCACCCTTGTTATTTATAACAAGTGAAGCAAGGGTATTTAAAGATTTAGAAGCTCCGGGCTTACCAGTACAAAGACATAACATTATGCACCCCAATCAACATCGGATTTATCCCCTGGCTTACGCCAAACAGTCTTACGGATGTCACCCGCTCTGGAAGCGCCCTTTAGCACCATCAGAGCGAATCCAGCTGACATCATGATGTTTAAGGCGGTGTCTATGCCTAATAAATGTATAAACGTCGCTATATGCGGGGACAGAACGCCAGCGCTAGAATTAATTTTGTCGATAATGGCATCAAAAATTAAACCAACACCAGCATAAGTGACAGTACCGAAACCGATAGCAACAGCAACACGAGCAACTGTGGCCGTTAAGAACTGAGCAAGAAAAGGAAAAACAGAAGCAAGAAACATTGCAATATATGGCATAAATCACCTAAGAGTATTTAGCTATCATTAAACCTGCGCCAACTGTGGCAAAGGCTATTAAAAACCACCGAATAACGGCAGCAAAGTCACAAAAAGGCGATAAATCAATAGTGACGGTGGTTATAACAATATCGACTGTATAAGGAGGTGGACAAGTATTAGAACCGCCAACACTAACGCCGTTAGAATCACTGTAATGATTTAATAATGTTGTTGTATTAATTTTGCCAGCGTCAATGTTATCAAGTGAAGAATCAGGACTATCAATATATTCTTTCAATTGATTAGTGAGTTTATCAACACCAGCTTGATTTTCTGCATCCTGACCAGAACTAGCACAAGATTTTTCCCACTCTTTACGGGCAATATAACAAATGGCAGAGCTGGAAGAACAACTAAAAGAGGCGCAATCAGCAGAAGAAACCAAATCGGGTTCAGTGCCATCACCGCCCTTACCTATTGCGTCAACAATACTTTTTTCTGATTTACCAATTGCGTTTTCAATGTCACGCATGCGAATGACAATATCAGTAAGACCATCATTAGCCTCAACAAGTTGTTCAATAATTGCAGAGTTATCAGCAGGCTTACCAACTTGACCCGCTATCTTTTCAAGATTGCTATTAATTGAACCTGACAAAATATTATTAATAGCCCCTATTTGAGCGGTATTCCCAACAATATTAGACAAAGAACTTAAATTACCGACAGAATTAGCAATGTAACCCAAGGCAGGCATGTAATCGCCATAATTATTACCAGTGCCACCGCCAGAACCTGTTTTTGAATCAATGCTTTTCAAAAGGTTTTTTGACTCAGCCAAAATCATTTGGTTTTGACTAACCCAATTAGTTTGGGCATTAATATCAGTACGCATTTCCTGTAAAACGG